GGTAGCAAATCTAGCACTAGCGGTGGTGATAACGCTATATTTCCTTTCTGGAACATTCCAGAACAATCTACAGCAGTATTAAGATTTCTTCCTGATGGTAACGAAAGCAATTCGTTCTTCTGGGTAGAAAGACTTATGATTCGACTTCCATTTAGCGGAATTAAAGGTGACAGTGATTCGAGAAACACCTTTGTACAGGTTCCGTGTATGGAGATGTGGAACGAAACTTGTCCAGTTTTGACTGAGGTTCGCACTTGGTTTAAAGATCCAGCACTAGAAGATATGGGACGTAAATATTGGAAAAAACGTTCTTACATTTTCCAGGGTTTTGTATTAGATAGCCCGCTCGCTGAGGACACAGTTCCAGAGAATCCAGTTCGTAGATTTATTATCGGACCACAAATTTTCCAATTGCTTAAAGCGGCATTGATGGATCCTGAACTAGAGGAACTTCCGACTGATTATACAAGTGGTTTGGACTTCCGTTTGACAAAAACAACCAAAGGTGGATACGCTGATTACTCTACATCTACTTGGGCAAGACGCGAACGCGCACTTGATAAAGCAGAAATGGAAGCAGTATCCCAATATGGTTTGTTTGATCTTAGCAGTTTCCTTCCGAACAAGCCGGATGAAACAGCAATCAATGTTATTAAAGAAATGTTTGAAGTATCTGTAGACGGTGGACAATATGATCCCGAGGCATTTGGGCAATACTTCCGTCCAGCAGGTATGTACAAACCACAAACAGATTCAACTTCCAGCAAGGCAGAAGAAACCACTACTGCTCCTGCTCCTAAGGAAGAAAAACAAGAAGAAACGGTAGTCTCCGAAACTCCGCAAAGTAGTGGTGGCGGGTCAAAAGCAGAGGATATTTTAGCAACTATCCGTGCTAGACAAAGTCAATAATATATAAAGTTTGTGAAAGTTCCGGCAAAAATCTCCTTCCGGTAACCAGCGAGATCTTTCACAATTTTATAATATATTCTATGAGGAAAATTTTATGGTAAAACCGTTTGATGTAAGCAAATTTAGAAAAGATATTACGAAGTCTATTGATGGATTATCAGTAGGCTTTAACGATCCTACTGATTGGATTTCTGTAGGCAATTATTGCTTAAATTATCTTATTAGTGGAGATTTTTATAAAGGAATTCCGCTCGGAAGAGTTACTGTATTAGCAGGAGAGTCTGGTAGTGGTAAATCTTATATTGCGTCAGGAAATGTGGTAAAGGCGGCACAGGAGCAAGGCATCTTTGTAGTGTTAATTGATACAGAATCAGCACTTGATAAGGACTGGTTAGAAAGACTCGGCGTAGACACTAGCGAAGAAAAACTACTTCGTTTGTCAATGAGTATGATTGATGACGTTGCTAAAACAATTAGCGTCTTTATGAAAGATTATAAGACTATGGAAGAGGAAGAACGCCCTAAAGTTCTTTTTGTTGTAGACTCGTTAGGTATGCTACTTACACCAACTGACGTTGATCAATTCCAAAAGGGTGATATGAAAGGTGATATGGGTAGAAAGCCAAAAGCATTGACAGCACTTGTTCGTAATTGTGTTAATATGTTTGGTGGATATAATGTAGGATTACTTGCTACTAACCACACCTACGCGTCACAAGATATGTTTGATCCAGATGACAAGATTTCTGGCGGCCAAGGCTTTATCTACGCAAGTTCAGTTGTTATTGCTATGAAAAAGTTAAAACTTAAAGAAGATGCTGATGGTAACAAGATTAGTCAAGTTATGGGTATCCGAGCAGGATGTAAGGTTATGAAAACACGTTACGCTAAACCGTTTGAAGGCGTACAAGTCAAGATTCCTTATGAAACTGGAATGGATCCGTATAGTGGATTATTGGACATGTTTGAAGCACAAGGTTGGGTTAAGAAAAGTGGAAATAGGCTTGGATATACTCTTAAAGATGGTACTGAGATGTTGGAGTTTAGAAAAGGCTGGACTGGTGATAAATTAAACATTATTATGAATGATCTACAGGATCGAAATTTTAGTTTCGGCAATACAGTAGAGGAATCTTCTGATATAGAAATTGAAGAATCTGAATCAGAAGTATAAATATCCTTAAATTTAACCCGAGGAATATTTGTGAATAGTACTGTTTTAATACAAACATGGGAAATGTTGAAGGCATACATTCCAAAAAAAGAATTACCACTATCTGCAGAGCAGCTTGTAAACTATCTATATGAAGAAGGCCATTCAGAAATTGTTGATGAATTGGCAGAAACCTGCACTACAATTGAACAAATTGCTAGTGAATTTGATAAAGAAGAATATGATGAAGAGGAACAAGAGTGGTGATTTCTAGTGTGGTATAGTAAGGTAGTTCAAAGTATGGGTAATATTCCAGATGCTTTGGAATATTACGAAGGTGAACTTATACATGCCAAAAAGGACGTTAAGATTGCCGGTGTTCTAGAAAAAAATGCTACGGCATTGCCGGGCATTGTAGAACATCGGTTTAATCAATTACAAGAAATAGAAGCAATATTACAGCACCTTAATATACAATTACGCAAAACAAGACGCAAGCATTTTAAAAAGTATTTAGAAAGTTATAACAGAGCCCTCAGTGCTCGTGATGCTGAAAAGTATGTAGACGGTGAAGATGAGGTAGTGGACTTAGAAACTATTATTAATGAAGTTGCGTTAATTCGTAATAAATGGCTGGGAGTTGTTAAAGGACTGGATGTTAAACAATTTCAGGTAAGTAATGTTATACGCTTACGAACAGCAGGTATGGAGGATGTTACAGTATGATAGATACGGCGCCATATGGTGACATACTAGCCCAACAAGCGGCCGCTAAAGAAGTACAGAGTGTAATCTCAAAGCAATTGTTTGAAAATATGCTTCACGTTTGCGATTTTGGTTGCGGTGATGGATCAGTGACTGAATGGTGGACAAAACAGGCGCCTTATGATGAAACCCAGCCTGGCGTTAGTTATACTAAAGTGTCTGGTATAGATCTAATAGACAGATCTATTGACAAGTTTGATTTTACTTGCGGTGATATACAAAATATGCCGTATAAAGATAACGAATTTAATTTGGGTTGGTGTCACCACTCTTTACAACAATTAATCGATCCTGTTAGAGGACTAGTTGAAATGCGTAGAGTGATGACTGAGTATTCATTGCTGTTTTTAACTGTGCCACAGGCTTTAGATACTGATTACGGAAGGCTCAAAACAAGATTTAATCACCACGATAAAAACTTTTATTCGCTTCCAACACTAATCACGCACTTAGCAATGGCAGGATGGAACTGTGATAAAGGATACTTTCTTAAAAAGTTTAATGATCGAAATATCCATGCTATTATTAAACCGATGAAAGATTGGGAAGAAGTAAATAACCCGTATAGTTTAAATCACGCCGCATTACAGGAGCGAGGCGCACTACCAGAATGTACACATGATATGATTAAAGCGAAGGGGTACTTTGACGAAACTTGTTTGATTATTCCATGGATGACTGGTGCGCTAACTAACTATGGAGATAGAGTGTAATGGGATTTCCTATAATACAAAATAATCACGTAAGAGTTAAACCTTGTAAGCACGGAGATTTCTCATACAATATAAATGATACAGTAATAGGGCGAAGTTTAGATCAATATGGCGAATATGCTGAAGCAGAGTTGGCACTAGCATCTCAAATTCTTCGTCCTGGAGCAAAAGTTATTGACGTAGGCGCTAATATTGGAGTACATTCTGTTTTTTATTCTAGTGTAATAGGAAATGAAGGCGAGGTGTATGCTTTCGAACCAAGTCATTTAAATTATTTTTTCTTAATGACTAATTTAACACTTAACAGTGCATTTAACGTAACGCCAATTAAAGGTGCAGTAGGAACAAAACGCCCGTTATACCTTCCTCTTAATAGAGTAGCAGATGAAATAAATCATGGCGCATTAAAAACTACTGATCAAGACACGGGCAATGAAGTAGAGCGGTGTGCGGTTTTTAATTTAGATGATATACAATTAGACTACTGTAATCTAGTAAAGATAGACGTTGAGGGGAATGAAGCAGATGTACTACATACCGGAACACGTTTATTTTCTACACATCGACCATTTGTTATTGCAGAGTGCCAAGAAAATCAGAAAGATCTATTACAAACATTTAAGGACATGGATTATGACTGCTATTGGTTGCCTTCTCCAGACTTTAATCCAAATAATTACTTTGAAAATGAGGAGTGTATTTTCGTAGATCCAAATGGTGCAGTTATTAACGTATTTGCTCATCCAAAAGAAATAGATATTCAAATAGATAATTTAGAAAAGATTACCAGAGTCACAGCCAAGTGGAAACCTGCAAAAACCACTAAAAAAACAACTAAAAAAACAAAAAATAAAAAACCTCAATAAAATCAAGTACTTAGAGCAACTTTTTTCGTGACATTTTCGCTACTTCCTGTATAATGTATATATACGCTAAAGAAATAGGGACGATAAATGAACAACACTTTTGTAATCAACTTTCGAAACATTGCTGGATCTCAGCGTGAGACTTGTATTTACGACGACACACTGATAGGTGCTGTTGGGCAGTTTAACGCCAACCCCAAAACCAATGGTTTTGACACTCCTTTGAGAGTACAGGCGTTCAAAGGCGAGGTAAATTGGCCCGCAACTGGCAACGCCACGCACCTCGG